CTTACGGTCTGCTCCTTGTCGCTGGGTGCTTCTTGATGAAGTTGATGCTTTTCCGAGTGATGTGGACGGTGAAGGCGACCCTTGTGCGTTGGCTGAGCGTCGTGCGTCAACCTTTTCTCGTCGGAAGATCATCCTTACGTCCACGCCAACGGTAAAAGATACGAGCCGGATTGAGACGGAATATCTGGCATCGGATCAGCGCCGATATTTTGTTCCGTGTCCACATTGCGATCACATGCAATGGCTGCAGTGGAAGAATCTGCAATGGCGTGACGGTGATCCAAAGACTGCTGCGTATGTCTGCGAGGCTTGCGGGTCTCACATACCAGAGCATTACAAGAGCGAAATGCTGCGCAAAGGTGAGTGGCGTGCGACGGCCACAAGCCAAGATGCAAGGACGGTTGGATTCCATTTGTCCTCCTTGTACTCGCCGTTAGGCTGGAAGAGTTGGGAAGAAATTGTTGGCGAGTTTTTACGTGCGAAGAACGACGCTCCGTTGTTGAAGACGTTCGTTAATACCATTTTGGGCGAGACTTGGGAGGAAGAAACTGGGGCAAAACTTGGTGCCGATAGCCTTTCTGAGCGAGCCGAGTTCTACCCCGCCGGTGAAGTCCCGAAAGGGGCGGTAATACTCACTGCTGGAGTGGACGTTCAGGACAATCGTGTCGCTGTTGGGCTTTATGCGTGGGGTGCTGGTGAGGAGTGCTGGTTGATCAGTCACACAGAGATTTACGGCGATCCAGCCGGACAAAAGTTGTGGGAACAAGTTGATGACCTCTTGCTAAGGGATTACCCGCATGCCGAAGGCGGAAGACTGAAAGTTTCGGCAATTGGTATTGACTCTGGTGGCCACTACACCTCCGAGGTGTATACGTATGCCAGGGTCAGAAAAGGGAAAGGAGTGTTTGCTTTGAAAGGACAATCGGTGCGGAACAAACCGCCTATTGGGAAGCCTTCCAAGGTGGATATTAACTACAAAGGTCAAGTTTTGAAAAATTCGGCTGAGGTGTTCCCCGTTGGTTCTGACACGATCAAGTCCACCTTGTTCGGCAGATTGAAGCACAACGAGCATGGTGCGGGTTACATCCACTTCCACGCCGAGGCTGGTCAGGAGTACTTCAAGCAAATCACGTCAGAACGCCAGGTCGTCCGCTACGTCAAGGGTTTTGCGATTCGAGAGTGGAAGAAGAGACCGGGTGATCGCAACGAAGCATTGGACTGTTTTGTGTACAGCTATGCGGCGCTGCACTTCCTGTACATGCGGTTCAATAGGAACACGATTTTTGAGCAGTTTGAGCGGAGTATTGGCAAGGCTGCGAAAAAAACTGATACAAGTGACGTATTGCCTGACAAGCCGATAGACTCACCATATCGGCCACCGCAAAGGCGGGTCAGGCGCAGCAATCCTTCATTCGTGACGAGCTGGTGAGCATCCTTGTCCCGAACCTGATTTACGCGGGTGACACGGTCATTTTTGATGTACCTGCGTTCAAGGACGCCATTGGCACCAACATCGACAGCGGCACCTACACGCTCACGTGGTACGCACGGACGAATACTGCAAGTGAAGGCACGACTGTTGTTGGCACTGCTGAAGGCACTGGTTGGCGGGTAACGGTTGCCGCTGCCACCACTGCAAACTTCGACGCTGGCTTGTGGACTTGGCAGGCGATTGCCACCTACAGCACGCTGCAGTACACCGCTGGCCGTGGTCAGTTCACTGTCAAGGCCACTGCCAAGTACGCCGGCTCGCCTGGTGCGTTTGATGATCGTTCTCGCGCTGAGATTGACCTGTCTTACGTTGAGACAGCCATCCGCACACTCGCTCAAGGCGGGATGGTGCAGGAATATCAAATCGGCGGACGTAGCCTGAAGCGGTACAAGATGGCCGAATTGCTTCAATTGCAAGATAGCTTGAAAGCTGAAATTGCAATGGAGCGGAAAGCTGAGAAAATCCGTCAAGGTCTTGGCAATCCTGGTCTCGCCAAAGTGAGGTTCCGTTAATGGCGATCTTCGGTATCGGTCGCACCGGCGCGTTGCAGAAGCAACTGGCTGAGGCGCAACAGAAGAACGGTTATCTCAAGCGTGCCTACGCCGCTGCGCAGAACAACCGCCTTACGTCTGATTGGATTAGTCAAGCCACATCGGCTGACAGCGAGATCCGAGGCAGCATCAGGATGCTTCGCAATCGCGCCCGTCAACTGGTGCGTGATTCCGATTTTGCCAAGTCTGCCCTGCGTGCTGTCCGCAACAACGTGGTCGGCACCGGCATCAAGATGCAGGCTCAAGTACGTATGCAGCGTGGTGGGCGCCTTGCTGATGAAATCAACCGCCGCATCGAAGAGGAATTTGATCGCTGGACTTCAGCTAAGCGTTGTCATACTGGCGGCAAGCTGAGCTGGTATGACATTCAGCGCCTTAGCATTACCTCTGTCCTTGAATCTGGTGAAGTCTTCATTCGTCTCGTCAAGCAACCATTCGGTGGCAGTAAAGTACCGCTCGGCCTTGAACTCATCGAGTCGGATCTTCTTGATGATGATTACAACGGCGTCGAGAAGAACGGCAATGAAGTACGAATGGGCGTGGAGATTGACAAGTGGGGCAGACCGGTTGCCTATCACTTCTTTGATTACCACCCTGGCGATTACCAGTTTGCTTACGCCGCAAAGGCAATGAAGCGCCGCGTGCGCATTCCTGCTGAAGACATCATTCACCTGTATTTGATTGAACGCCCCGGCCAGACACGTGGTGTTAGCGCGTTTGCTACGGCGATCATGCGCTTGCGGAATTTGTCTGGATACGAAGAAGCCGAGATTGTCGCCGCTCGTGCCAGCAGCAGCATGATGGCGTTCGTGAAGACACCAGATCAGGAGCTGTTTGAAGATGGCACGTTTGATCAGGAGTCTGTCCTCGACTTCTCACCCGGCAGCATCCGCCGATTGGCTCCCGGTGAAGAGATGCAGTTCTTCACTCCCAATCGCCCTGATGATGCATTCACTCCTTTTGTGCAGCAAATGCTGCGAGCTGTGGCTGCTGGGATTGGTTGTTCTTACACGCAAGTCAGCTCAGATTTCTCTCAAAGCAACTACAGCTCTTCACGACTGGAACTCCTTGAAACAAGAACGCATTACAAAACACTCCAGCAATATTTGATCGAATCGCTGTGCGAAGAGGTCTACGAGAAGTGGATTGAAATGGCCGTGTTGGCTGGCGTTTTGGATTTGCCAAACTACGACAGCAACCCTGAGCGTTACGAAGAAGCCAAGTGGATCGCACCCGCTGCTCAGTTCGTTGATCCGCAGAAAGAAGCTGCTGCCTACAAGGAACTGATCCGCTCAGGCATCATGACGCTCTCACAGGTGATCGCTCTGCACGGCGGTGACTTTGAGGATCAGATGCGTCAACGCCAGCATGAACTTGCTGTTGCTGATGAGTATGGCATCGTCCTTGATACTGACCCGTCGCAGGTTTCTAACAGCGGTGTTTCTCAACCTGTTCCTGTTGCTGCAACTGAACAACCTGCCACCATGTCTGAAGAACCTGAACTTGAGGACATCGACTGATGGCAAAGGTTGGTGACAAAACAATCGACCTAATGCCAACAGAAGGCATGAAGGCCGAAGCGCGTCGTTATCGCGCATGGAAGAAAGATGGCCGCCCCGGTGGCACTGATGTTGCTGCTACGCGTGCCGGTCAGATTCTTTCCGGTGATGAACTGAGTCCCGAGACTGTTATCACAATGGCTGCATGGTTTGCACGCCATGAGGTTGACAAGCAGGGCAAAGGCTTCCGTCCTGATGGTGAAGACTATCCTTCGCCGGGTCGCGTAGCATGGGCGGCATGGGGTGGTGATTCAGGTCAAACCTGGAGCAACATGAAATCCAAGGCCATCAAAAAAGCACAGGAACGCACCATGGAACCGATTGACCCCATCATTGATGAACGTCCTTATCCGAATGAGCATGCCGCTCGTTTGAAGGATCCGGATCAATACGATTCAATCCGTCGCGTCAATGATGAAGGCGGTCCGGGCGTTGACTTTATTTATGGCATCAAAGACGGCAAGTCCGAGATCCAAGCCATTCGTTTTGACAAAAACCGTTTTACGCCTGCTGAAGCCAAGCAATGGCTGGC